CCCGCCGCGCCTGCGCCTGTCGGAATGGATCGAACGGGAAATCGTGCTGCCCGACGGCGTGTCCGCCTTGCCCGGCCCGGTGCGACTTTGGCCGTTTCAGCGCGAGATTGCCGACGCCATAGGCGACGCGGAAATCGAACGGGTGACTCTGGTGAAACCTGTCCGGGTGGGGTTCACCACGCTTCTGACCAGCGCCCTTGCGTCCTTCGTCGCCAATGAACCCGCGCCGATCCTCTGCCTTCTGCCCGCCGAAGCCGATTGCCGCGACTACATGGTGTCGGATATCGAACCGATCTTCGGCGCATCCCCGGCGCTTGCCGCTGCACTGTCGGATGAACAGGACGAGTCCGGGCGCAACACGCTTCTGTCACGCCGCTTCCCCGGCGGATCGTTGAAAGTGGTCGCGGCGAAGGCCCCCCGCAACCTGCGCCGTCACAACGTCCGGGTTCTGTTCATGGACGAAGCCGACGGCATGGAGTCGACCGCCGAAGGGTCGCCGATCCTCTTGGCCGAACGCCGCACCATGTCCTTTCCCGACCGCAAGATCGTTCTGGGAAGCACCCCGGTTCACGATGAAACCAGCCATGTTCTGCGCGCCTATGCCCAATCCGACGCCCGAATCTATGAAGTGCCATGCCCCGAATGTGGGGCCATGAGCGAACTTCTGTGGCCCGATATCTTCTGGGATGCAGGCGCGCCCGAAACGGCCCGCTGGCGCTGCCCGCATTGCGCCGCAGAGGTATCGGAACGGCACAAGCCGGATATGGTCGCGGCGGGCGCGTGGCGCGCCACACGGCCCGAAGTCCGGGGCCATGCGGGGTTCCGCATGAACGCCCTGATCAGCCTTCACACCAACGCCGCTTGGGGCAAGCTGGCCGTGGAATTCGTCCAGGCGAAAGACGATCCGACTACGCTGCAAACCTTCGTCAACACGATCCTTGGCCAAGGCTGGCGCAGCGCCGGGGATGAACTGGCCGAAGATGAGCTGATGGCCCGCGCCGAACCCTTCGGGCTTGCCGCCATTCCCGCCGAAGTGCTGGCGGTAACACTTGGGGTGGACGTGCAACACGACCGCCTAGAAGTCACCTATCTGGGCTGGACCGAAGGCGGCGTTGCGCTTGTTTTGGGGCATCGGGTGATCTGGGGGCAGTATGACGCCGAAGAAACTTGGGCCGAACTGGACGGGCTGATCGGTGCCCGTTTTCCTCATGCGCTTGGCGGCAAGATCGGAGTGGACGCCTGCGCGATTGACGCGGGCGACGGGGTATCCATGCACCACGTCACCGCCTTTGCCACGCCCCGGACACGGCGCAAGGTGCTGGCGATCAAGGGCGCGCCCGGCAACCGTCCGATGATCGAACGGGCAGGATCGACCACCAAGACGGGCGCGCGCCTGTGGATCATCGGCGTGGATACCGTGAAGCTGCAACTGTTTGGGCGGCTGGCGCAGGCGGGCAGTTTCCGATTTTCGGCCGATCTGCCCCCGGTCTGGTTTGAACAGCTTGCGTCCGAACGATCTGTGGTGCGCTACACGCGGGGCCAGCCGACACGCAGCTTCATTCGGATACCGGGGCGGCGGGCAGAGGCGCTTGACTGTGTGGTCTATGCCTTCGCCGCGCGGTCGTTGCTCAATCTGGACTATGACCAGCGCCGCGCCGATCTTTCGACGGAAGCCGCGCCCGCGCCAAAGCGCGCCCCGGTGCTGGCGTCAAGCTGGATGGCTAGGGGGTAATGGCATTGAAAAATGCAGCCCATGGCGGTGGGCTGCATTGAATTCATTTGGGGCGGGCTAGGCCGACGATCTGGGCTTTCAGACTCTGCGTTGCTGTTGTCCTATCCCTATAGCGATGCCCACCAAGCGCGGATAACCTTCGTTACCCACCAAATCCGAATGGCTTTCTCCAGCCACCAGATCAACCGCATGGAAGCGGCTTTCGTGTAGCCCCACGCCTCGCGGCGTGCGACCTGCATTGCAGCCTTGCGGCCACCGTTTCGTTCGGCCTTCAGATACTGGCGTTGCAGCGAAATTCGCCACTCCGCGCAATCTTTCTTCGGCCACGTTGCCGCGTAGAGCGGCACCTTAACCCACCAAGGTGGGCCGTTTCGCGTTCGCACGTTCGAGTTTCCTTCTCGGTTGTGCGTCAGGCTTCGTCCAAGAGTCTACGGCGGCCTCGTCTTTCAACGCCCCCATCCCCGACGCGTTAAGCGCGTAGAGTTTGCGAGGCCGCCCTCTTTGAACCGCGGAGGGGGTCGTCTTGTTGTCCGGCGCGTCGCTGCGTTCGCTTATCAGTCCGCGAACTTCGAGCCGCCGGAGAGCGATGTATGTCTGAGCGTCGCTGAAGGTGTCGCCGTGACGGCTACGAAGAATTTCAGCGATCCCAACCCCATGAGCCTTTTCGGGAACGTCGCGGATTATTTGGAGAATTTCCGCTTGCACCGGTCCGACTCTGTTTGGGGCGTCGGCACTAGGCCGACCCAGACCAAAAATTGACCACGTCATGTCACCGATGTGCCTCCGTCCTTTGGGCGCAGGTGAAGGTCGACGCGACTTGGGTGTGATTGCTCATGATTCTCTCCTTTGGTGTTGCATTTAGCGCAGCCCTATGCTGCACGGTCTAAGTTAGGAAGTGGTAGGTTATTCGTCAAGTGGTAAGTGGTAGGTTATTCTTATCCTACGGATAATGAACACATAAAATCAGTTTCACCGTCATTATTTGTCGAAATAGCTTCCGATAGTGACAGCTAGCACTAAATGAGATAGTGATAGTTGTAACTAATGGTAGCGAGGGGCGCGCCGTGACGAACAACCACATCGAATACACCGATCAGGCAGAATTCAGCGCGGGCGAAGCTGCTGACATTTCCGGCGTGAACCCGGTCCTGCAACGGCACTGGCGCAAGCGCGGCTTGCTGCCCCAGATCGAAGGTGAGCGGAACGCACGATTTTCGATCAGCGAAGTGGTTCGCATGACGATCATGCAGCGGCTGACCGAAGGCGGAATCAGCATCAAGGGCTTGCAAGCGTTCTCTGGGCTTGCGGCGCATCACGCGACCGCAAAGTTGATGGGCTTGCCCGGTTCCGTCGCAATCAAGGCCGACTCGCATGAAGCTGAAGCCGAAGAACGGCGGCGCATCGAAAGCTGGGCAACGCATAGCAAGGTTCGCTATGTGTTCTGGCCCTTGCCCGAACGCGACGATCTGGAAGGGCGCATCGCGCAATACCTGCGCGCGGACCTGTCCGACCTTCACGAATTGGTCGATCAGGAAGGCGTGTTCCATGGGCTTCTGATCGACCTTGAGGCTGTGGCCAAACTGGTTCACAGCCGCGCGAAGCTGCCCCTTGAAACCCATGTCGTGACCATGCGCCGCGTGGATGGCGGGGCAGAATGACTTTCCTTGCCCGCCTTTTCGACCGCATGACGGGGCCGACCCAGAAGCGCCAGATCGAAGCTGGCGGCGGCGGGCGGCGCTGGCAGGGTTCGCCCATGCTGAACGCCCCGCAAGCGTCGATCCTTGCGGCCCGCGCGCCAGCTAAGGCCCGTGCGGCGGCATTATCGATGAACAACCCTACGGCGGCGCGGATCGTGGAAACATGGCTTGCGGCACTTGCTGGCAAGGGCTGGCAGGCGCTTTCGCAGCACCCGGACCCGGCAATGCGGCGGGCGCTGAACAACGAGTTTGAGGGGCAGATGCTGGCCTTGCTACCCGTCGCCGTTCGCGCCCTTGTGCGGGATGGTGAGGCGTTTATCAGAACATCCTTCGGTGGTGATCCCGAAGGAGACAGGCGGGCGGCGTTTGCCTCTGTGGCGCTGCCCGCTGACCAGATCGACCCGTCCTTGACCCGTGATCTTGGCAACGGCGGGCGCATCATCGCCGGGATTGAATTTGACGCAAGCGACCGGATCGTCGCCTATCACATTCTGCCCGATGCCCCCGGAACCCCGTTCGGAATGGTGGGGCAGGCGGTGCGGGTTCCGGCGCGCGAAGTGCTGCACGTCTTTGACCAGCTTTTCCCCGGACAGGTGCGCGGCATTTCATGGCTTGCCCCGGTGCTGCTGAAACTGGCGGATTTTGACGCCGCGTCCGATGCCATGCTGATGACGCTGAAGGTGCAAAGCCTGATGACGGGCTTTGTGCGCGATGCCGAAGGCGGCACGGCGGGGTTCGAGTCAACCGACGGCAGTTTGAATGTGAGCCTTGAACCGGGCGCTATGCGCGTTCTGCCCTACGGTGCAGAGGTTGAATTCTCGCAGCCCGGTCAAGGGCTGTCACAAGCCGTCGAATTCGTGAAAGGCCAGCAACGCGAAATTGCCGTCGGTGTCGGGCTGACCTATGAACAGGTGACAGGCGATCTGTCGGGCACCAATTATTCAAGCGCCCGTGTCGGATTGCTGGAATTCCGCCGTCGCGCCGAAATGCTGCAACGCACCCTGATCGAAGCGCAGTTGCTGCGCCCGCTTTGGCGGCGCTGGATCGACGCCAAAGCATTGGCGGGTGAAATCGGCGCCAGTGAATCCGAATTGGCCGATTATCGCGCCGTCAAATTCGTTGCCCCCGGCTGGCAATGGGTGGACCCGCTGAAGGAAGCGAACTCCGATATCCGCGCCATTGAAGCGGGCTTGAAATCCCGCGCCGAAGTGGTCGCAGGCCGTGGCCGCGATATCGAAGAACTGGACGAAGAAATCGCGGCGGACACGTTCGCCCGCGCAACCAAACCCACAGGAGTCTGAAATGCGAAATTCCCTCTATTCGGGCAACAACGTCACGCTGCCCG